CAAATACTTTCTTAGGAAGTTCTTTGAAATCAGCAACGAGTTTACTACCTACCTTATAGATTTTGGAGATATAACCAAGAGCAGGTTGTCCATCTTGCAACTCAGATTGTTCCTCATTATGTCCTAGCTTGATGGGTGGTTCAAAGCCCACATCATCAAAGTTTTCTATCATGGCATCTAGGTCCTTCTCACTATATCTGTCGCCATTCCAGATACCAGTTGAAAATATTTCGACACCATTAAGGTTATAAGTTTGTTCGACTGCATTGTTTTTCTGTTCTTCTTTACAATCGCATACCTCTTTATTGTCTTCACAATCGCAGTCAGATTGTGCAAAAGAGCCGATTGGTTTTTCTGTGTGAACATCTCTAGGTGTAATTGCCATTTTTTCTTCATCTTCATGAGCACCCATATCTTTGTCATCTTCGTGTGCACCCATCTCTTTATCATCATCCATCATCATTTTTTCTTTAGCTTCCATATAAGCATCATGACTTGGAAACGGCATATACATAGTTACTTTTTCATCATCAATAACATGAGTATGTGAATGAGAACCTTCGCCACCCATTTCTTTAGCTCTAGCTTCTGCTTTTTCAGCAGTTGTATACACATCTTCCATTGCATACAATTCTTCTCTAGTCATTTTTTCTTGAACATCAGGTCTTAACATTCCCATGTCTTTGTCTTTGTCATGAACACCCATTTCTTTTTCTTTATCGTGGACACCCATGTCTTTTTCTTTGTCTTTACCATGTATTCCTGGCATATTTACACCTCATTTATTACCCGACATCTCGGACATTTTATTTCAATCCCAACAAAATCCTTGACATTTGATTTCGCTAGTAATTTATTACAATTGTAACACCTAATGTCTTGTTTTACAAAGGATTGTATTGGTTGTACTTGACTATGTGTTACTGTTGATGCAACTTCTGTCATTTTGAACTAAGTGGATGTCCTTTTGGAAATAAATCAGTATCGTGTTTGCCAGAACGAAAACGACCATTGCGAAGTGCATATAGGTAACTATTTACTCTTGCAAGAGCCCATTGTTGTGGTGATTTTACAGATGGTCTAACACTTCCAGGATTAGTTCTATAAGCTCCAATCCCTCTGTTGTAAACAACTCGAAGTGTTCTCATGTTTGTTCTTTTGTTTGTGCCACCATATTTTTCGTTATGGTCAGCTACTTTCTTTTTAAGTGCTTCATCTCTAGCACTATACTCTATTGCTTCTTGTTGGTCTGAAGCTGGTCTATTCTCAAGCTGATTTCTTTTTGACCTAGCCCAAGATTGTCCTGGGTCTCCACCCCACATTGCCCAAGCAATTCTTCCGTTACTTGGATAACCTTTCTCTCCTGGTCTGAACCCTTGTGCTTTTTTGTCTACTTCGTGTCGGGAAAAGAAGCTGTGCATTCGCTTGACTGTACTTGGCGACAAGTTCTCTCTGTTTTTTAATTGTCTTGCTCGAGCTATCCCAACGGCAGTTCCACCCCTTCCAAACTCCTTTCTCCATTCTAGTGCTTTAACTCCTTCTTTAGCCATAGCTTCGGTAGGTCTTAAATCTACCTGACTATTATTAGAGGTAATCACTTCTTCAGAATCTTCAAGGTCATCATCTTCAGCTATTGGTTCTTCTCCTAAACCTTCTTGAGGTGCAGGGTCTTTAATAGAATCTACTGTTGGAAAATGTAAATTTTCTCTTATTGCATTTTGGTCTAATTGTGTTGCTTGAACTACACCTTTAGATACTGCATCTACGAATAACTGATTGAGTTCTAATTTTTGGTCATCAGTCATTGGGTTAAATTGAAATTTAGGTAATGCTACATTGCCGTAGTTTATTTGAACAATGTTTTTAATTAATTGTTCTTGCATAACGATTTCTTCTAAGTCTTGTCTAAGCTTTCCAAGAACATATAAGAAAACATCAAAGTGAACTTTTGCTTGTGAATATGCTCCAAACTGTCCTTCGGCTACTAGCCTATCAGGGATAAGAATAGAACGAGCAATAGATTTATCATAATAATTAATTGCAGTTTTAAAGTCATCAGTTGAACTCCTTGATGGCTCTAAGAAACTAATGTCGAATTCATCTACTCTATGTGTAATAGATGTTTTTGCAGTTAGATTATCAAGTATCTTTCTAAGATTAACAGTTGTTTGAGGGTCATTGTTTCTATACTTTCCAAGAACTGTTGGGTTTGCAAATCTTTCTAAATAGATATTCCAAAACTTAATAATTGTATCTTTGGACCAAAAAGCTCGATATGCTGACCTTAAATCAGATTGTCCGTAGTGATTGCCAAACTCTTTGTTGTAACTAAATATTAAAAATTTGTTTGTTGGTAATTTTTGTTCTAAGCCTTCATAAGTATAAATTATGCCTCTTTTTTTAAGGTTGCTGTATTTATCTACTTTAAATTCATACCAATGTGGTCTTTTAGTTTTTAAATTTTTTAATCCTACTTTATTAGCATAAGGTCCTGAATTATAAAGTTTGTAATTTATTTCTGTAATAGAATAACCATAATCTAAAGCTGACATAATTTGAAACAAGGCATCATTCATTGAGCCTTCCATTTCTGTTATTGTGTAGTTAACAAAGTCTGCAATTTCTCTATCTGATGAACTGTCTGATGCAGGTACAATTTTAAAATTAGGTGCTAATGTTGCAAACTTTTTAAGGCTTAATGAGGACTTAACCATATCATCAATTCTCATCTGGTCATATATTTGCATACCCTTTCTTGATACCAATGTATCTGGGTTGTATGGTATAATCCCTGTTTTATAAGCTAGTTTTGATTCTGAACTAGCAAGTTCTCCTAGTCTTACTTTAGGTCGTTCTTCTGGTTGAAATAGTTTTGTAATCTTGTCAAGTAAAGCCATTACACAATAGTTTATTTTAATTGTACCTGATTGTAAAGGTTAAAAAGGCATATTTGAAGATATTCTTTCGCCAAAAACATCAACAGGCGACATAGCAGCATCACCTTCTATTGGCATTTCACAAACTGCATACCTAAGTGCATCTACACAATGGTCAAATCCGTTAGTATCGTAAGTTTCAATTTTCTTTTTATCTACTTGTATTTGACCTAGTGTTTTAAAGGTATATGGACAATCTTCCGTTATATACAAGGTAGGCTTACCTGTATGTTTTAAATTTGCTAATCGCATATGCAATTGTTGTGTTCCATATATTCTGTCGTTATTGGCTCTATGCATTATCAAGCCTTCTGATTCGAAAATTTCGGCTATTGATTCACCTTGATTATGTTTGTTCCACATAGATACATCAGATGGACAATGATAAGCTTGTATGTTATTCGCCTTTTCAAAATCTAAAATGTTTTTTGCTAATTCATTTGCAGGTAATTGTAAACCTTTATTAGTTCCATCGAGTGTTCCAACATATTCTTTAAAACAAATAAGTTCTTTTTCTGATGTATAAGCTAACCATACAGTTGCAAAAGGAGCAGAAAATCCATAGTCAAAACCTCTTATAATTAAATCGTTTTCATTTGGTATGTATGTAGGTATTAAATGATTGTTTACTGATAATTCTGGAAAACATGTACCTTCGATTTTTGTCCAATCACCATATCTTAAAGCTTGATAGATTTTATCGCCTTGCATTTTTAACCTAGCTTCGTATTGTGGGTCATTTTGTTGCAAGTGTGGGTTGTCATCTAAATTAGCTGGTATAAACAATCTCTTCAAACCAGTTTCTTTATCGGAATGTATTTTATATGCACCAATTTCAACAAACCTATTTCTTACCCAATCAACATATTTACCAACTGGTGTACCTGTGCATCTTACTCTTGGCACAAGTTTTGGATTAGTAGAACGACATCTTGAATGTAAGTATAAGTATTGCTCTTCTTCAAAAGAAGTTATTTCATCAAAAAAAACACCAGCACTATACTCTTGACCATCATGTTGATATTTGTCATTGACTGTTTCCATGTGTGAAAAAAAAATTTTACCACCACCTGGAAATTGCCAGAAAGATTGTTGTTGATTCCATTTTGCACCAAGTTTCGCATATATTTGTTGTGAATAATCTATGAGCTGTCTAAGCTCTCTAGTTGTTCTACGAAAAACAACAGCTTTTGCATCTGGTTCGTTCATTTGTCTACAAGCATCTATTAACAATACAGATGATTTACCACTACCTGCACCACCTAGATATGCAACTTCAAATATTGCACCAGATTTAAGAAATTCTAATTGTTTTGGTGTTGGTTTCCAGATAACATTAGTGTTCTTTGATTTCATCAATTGTTGGCTCATAGGCACTCATTTCAGGAACTTCTAATATGTTTTGTATTGTATGCTTATTATCGACTTCTGTTTTTATAGTATAACCTTTATCTTTACCTTGTGTTTCTAAATAAAACCTTATACTTGGATAGTGTTTTTCATTTATCAATTCTATAAGTTTTGATTCTGCAAAATCTATAATTTCATCTCTGCTTTCATCAAGTTTTCTTTTTAACTTAGGATGATTTTCTAATCTGCTATAAAATGCTTGTCTTGAAATACCAGCAGACTTACAAATTCTTGTGACAAAACCTTTGTGTTGCACTATAAGTTCTTCTAGTTTTTGATTAGAAATTCTATGTGCCATATGATTATTTTGTGTGTTAATAATTATTTGTCAAGTTGTTTTACAAATATAGGCTCATCTTTTTTAATTATTTGGTCGTAACCTGCATGATACATTATATTTACAAGTCTATGATTTGGCACAGATTGATTCGATAAATTTATGTGTCTTCGTATTTTTTTAAGCTCAGATGCTTTAATTGTGTCGAACTTATCTAAAAATTTCATGAGTTTTTCTTTGTTTTTATCCTTTAAAGTTTCAAACATGTTTTTTTTAGTTAATTGTTGTGTAAAAATTGCACGAAGTCTTTTGCAATAATTTTGCACAGAAAATGTTCTAGCTCTTTCATTGTTATGCTTTCCCCATGCTATTGCAAGTTCAGGATTTTGCAACATTCTTTTAATTAAGTTTATTTGTTCTTCTTTATTTCGAAACAGTTGTTCATTACCAGAGCCTAGAAGCTCTGGCATTGTCGTTGCTTCTGGAACAATTGTAGCTAATCCTTGCATCATACTTTCGAATATAGATATACAAAAAGTTTCGTATTGCGAGTTAAAAGTATTAGCATGACATTTGCTTAAAACATCATAGTATTGTTTTTGTGTTTTACATTCATATATCTTTGTATAAGGTTTTTTGTTAACTGCAACTAAATTGCTTGTACCAACAGGACATACTGCAACTTCAAAGTCATAATCTCGATATAAGCTATCGAATATTTCAAAGGTAGTTTCCCAGTTTTTATAAGCTTGTAATCTGTGATTATAAACAAATGTAAATTTATCAAACTTTTTATTTTTAACTACATCTCGTGAATTATACAGTCCAAATGGAACTACTGTTCCTTTGAGTTTATCTTT